TAAGAAAGAAGAGTCTGAAGACGAAGAAGAATCTGATGAAGATGATTCTGAAGATGAAGAGGACGAAGATGAAGAAGATATGGAAGAAGAAGCTAAAACCCAAACATTAGCGGGTGCTCAGCTAGAAACTTTCGAACTTCTTAAGGGCATGAAAAAACATGACCTCGTTGAAGTCTACAAAAATCTTCATGGAGAAGAATCTGAAGTACCTTCTACAAAAGCGGATCTCGTTAATTCAATTTTCGAAAACGTAAAAGAGCTTTCGAAAGAAGAGCTTTTTGAAACCCGGGATCTTATCTCTGGTATCGTTAAAGAAGACAAAATTGAAAAAGAGAACGAGCAAGCTTTTGCCGAGGATCTTAAGATTCTAACTGATTCGGAATCGAATTTGACAGAAGAATTCAAAGGCAAGGTTTCGATCTTGTTTGAAGCTTCTGTCTCTAATCGTGTTTCTGAGATAAAAGAAGATCTAGAAGAAAGGTATAACGATTCTCTTCAAGAAGAGGTCACGTACGTTCGCGAAGCATTAGTTGATAAAATTGATTCTTATTTAGACTATGTAGTTGAAGAATGGATGGCTGAAAATTCGGAATTTATTGAAAATAAAATCCGTCTTGAAACCGCTGAAAACTTCATGAATAGTCTTAAAGATCTTTTTACCGAAAACTATATCGATGTTCCAGAAAGCAAATTAGATCTAGTAGATTCTCTTTCTGAAGACGTTGAAGAGCTTAAGAAAGAATTGGCTAACGTTAAAGAAGAAAAAGATTCTACTTTAGCAGAGCTTCAAAAAATTCAAAAGCAAAAAGCTATCGATGAAGTATCTTCGGATCTAACTTCTACTGATTCTGAAAGATTCGCTCGCTTAGTTGAGAGTGTTGAATTCGAATCTATTGAGTCGTTCGAAAGAAAACTACAAATTGTTAAAGAAAACTTTTTTAGCAATGATGTTGAAATGGAAGATGAAATTTTAGAATCTTCCGGAACAAAAGAAATAATTGTTGAAGGAGAAGGAGATCTTAATAGAGAGCTTTCCCCTGAGATGCAAGCTTACGTAAAGGCACTTTCAAATAGCGCCTTATAAAACACCCAACCATAACTTATTAAACAACAAAAAGAAAATGTTTAACGCAGAAAAAGAACTACAAAAATGGCAGGCAGTTCTGGAACACCCAGAGGTTCCAGGAATCCAAGATCCATATCGCAAAGCTGTAACAGCTAAACTCCTAGAAAACACAAGTAATGCTCTTAGAGAAGAACGAGGTGTTGTTGAGTCATTGAACGAAAACAACCAAACGACTTCATCTATTGCAGGACTTTATGATCCTATCTTGATTTCTCTCGTACGTCGCGCAATGCCTAATCTCATTGCTTACGACGTAGCAGGAGTTCAGCCAATGAACGGACCTACCGGATTGATCTTCGCAATGAAGGCTCGCTACAATGACAATGCGGATTCTCCAGTTAATATCATCACAACTACTGATTCAGAAGCTCTTGGTCTAGACGAAGCTGACACAGACTTCTCTGGTACAGGTACACATGGTGGTACAGATCCTATGGCCGGAACTGGTCTAGACTCTCCTGAAGTTGCTTACAATACCGGTACTGGAATGGCAACAAACATCGGGGAACAAGAAATCCTCGGTGAAATGGGATTCACTATCGAGAAGTCAACCGTTACTGCTAAAACTCGTCAGTTGAAAGCAGAATACACAATGGAATTGGCTCAAGATCTTAAAGCTATCCATGGTCTAGACGCTGAAACCGAATTGGCTAATATCCTCTCTAGCGAAATCCTAGCTGAAATTAATCGCGAAATTATTCGTTCGATTAACACTACAGCTAAGATTGGTGCTGCTAACGTTGGACCTGATGGTCTATTCGATTTAGTTGCTGACGCTGATGGCCGCTGGGCGGTTGAGAAGTTCAAGAGCTTGGTTTTCCAGCTCGAGATCGACGCTAACAAGATTGCTCAAGAAACTCGTCGTGGAAAAGGTAACTTTGTTATCGTTTCTTCTAACGTTGCTTCTGCTATGTCAGCTGCAGGTATGCTTGATTATGCTCCTGCAATGAGCACAAACCTAAATGTTGACGACACAGGAAACACATTCGCTGGAGTACTTAACGGACGCACAAAGGTTTACATCGATCCTTATGCAGGTGGCGATTACGTAACCGTTGGTTACCGTGGATCTAGCCAGTATGATGCTGGACTATTCTATTGCCCATACGTTCCATTGTCAATGGTTCGCGCAGTAGACGAGAACACATTCCAACCAAAGATTGCTTTCAAGACTCGTTACGGTCTACAAGCTAATCCGTTTGTTACATTGAATTCAGGAATTGGTGCTGCTGACAGCAACCAGTACTTCCGCAAGTTCCGTGTTTCTAACATCAACGTTGGTGGTACTTCGTAATTCGAACTACTAAAAACTTTAAGGGAGCCGGTCAATTTGGCCGGCTCTTTTTGTATAAATAGATAATATGAGTATTAACGGACTAACTGATAACGTAAATATGCTATCCCCAACGGGATTCAGATTAACTATCGATCATACCTTATTTGCTAATATAGAATATTTTATTACATCCTTTACCATCCCAGAGATAGGAATAAATGAGGTTAGTATCCCACATCGGGGTCATACGGTTTTCCATTCGGGAGAACCTATTAATTTCGGATCCCTTTCAGTTCGATTCATCATCGACGAAGATATGAAGAATTATACGGAAATATATGATTGGATCTATAGAAACCACATTAGCCCAGGTTCGGACTTTTCTGATATGATTTTAACTGTTCTTAGCAGTCATAATAATAGTAATAAACAATTTCAATTTCAGAACGCTTTTCCGACAACATTGAGTGGCGCGGAATTTAACACACAAGCAACCGAGGTTGAGTATCTTCAAGCAGATATAACTTTTAGATACGACCTCTTTAAAATACTAAAATAAAATGACAAAAAGAACACAAAAGGCTGATGTTAACTGGAAATCTTTCGCTGATGTCAAAAATATAAAATTGGAAAAGGAAACCGTTAGCCCACCAAATCCAGAAAACTACGACGATATTCTAAAATTCTCTAATGTTCAAAACGCAAACGTATACGATTGTGATATTAATCCTAAAGGTGGTAATAAGGAGGATGGTGTAGATATTAATAGGTTCTGTAAAAATATTAGGATGGTTAAGACCTCGATCCGATCCGGAGAAAAATATGCTGTGACTATTAAAGGCGGATCTGAAGACATCCTTCTTCAAAACGTTATCATCTTAGGAAGAGGAAAGGAAGGGGTTGATATTGATATTGGTAATTACTCAGATAGCACAATGAAGAAAAGCCAAAATATAATGCTAGCCAACGTTAATCGTGCAGATGGTAAACCCGTTACTCTTAGGGTTGGTCATGCTAAAAATATTTTTATAACAGATTCGAACATAAAAAAACTTAGATTTCAATCAATCGGCTTAAAATTATATGTCTATTTTAAATATCTCCTGGTTAAGTTAAAGCTTATCGGTTGGGAAGATAAATAGGATATATGATTACTTTAGATAATGTCATTGAGAGTTGGAAGAAAGACTCTAATATCGAGATTGGTGAATTGGATGAAGCATCTAAGAGGTTTTCGAAGTGTCATGCGAAATATCTGGAGCTTTATAGTATCATAAAGCTCAAGCGGAAAAAAAGCGAATTGAATCAGAAGATTCTTTTAAGGGATAAATGGTTACATTTCAACGGTAAGCTCCCAAAAGAAAAAATCGATGAATATGGATGGAGTTATGATCCTTTCGATGGTCTTAAGATAATGAAAGGGGATTTTCATTATTTTTTCGAAGCTGATGAAGATCTTCAGGATTCAGAAAAGAAAATAGCCTATTTAAAAAATCTTGAAGATACCCTGAAAGAGATAATTGAAAATATAAAATGGAAAAGCCAAACCATTCGTAATATGTTAGACTTCCAAAAATTCTCGGCAGGGGTATAACGATGATAGACATTTATAAGAAAAATGAAGCAAAGCTTATAATCTCCTCGGAGGATCAGGGGATTCTAAGAGAGATATGGGAGCATTTTTCTTTCTATGCAGATAATTATCGTTTTATGCCATCATATCGAAACAAGATGTGGGATGGTAAGATTAGGATTTTCGACCTAAGAACCCAAGAACTCCCATTTGGTTTATTAATCAAATTATCCAATTTTGCTAAGAAAAGACAGTATAAACTAAATATAAAAGAAGAAGTTTTAAAAGATTATACTATTACAGTAGAAGATCAGATTTTTAAAACCTTTGCTGGAGAATGCGATCTTAAGGTTTCAGGTCGTTCTATTTCTCCTAGGGATTACCAGCTAGATGCGTTCTCCCATGCAGTTAATAATAGAAGAAGCATTCTCCTCTCTCCAACAGGATCTGGAAAATCTCTCATAATTTATCTTTTAATTAGATATTTTCTAAAGAGGCTTGACCTGG